AATTGCACCAATAATCTTCCTCAGGTCAGGAGGACGCATTAACTGATAATGCTATTCACGGCAGAAGGACGAAGAAAAATAATAACAAAATTAAAAGTAATACTTATACACTATGCACACAAACCAATCACGCCATACGTTTTAGAGTTTGAAAAATTATACAGCGCGCATAAAATCACAAACAATTGATTGACACTATGTGCCACGCATAGAAGTATAAACTATAAACAAAATTAAAAATTTTAAAATTATAAAATTAAAAGAAAAATAAAAACCGAGAATATATACAAAATAAATAAGGTGTTAAAAATAAAATAAAAGAGTTTCATCGTTTTGAAACGCGAAGGGGTCTTCTCCTAGGATTAGCATTAGTAACAATTTTGAAAACTTCACCATTATTATCCGCTTGCGGATCCATCTCTGCTTCATCCATACCATCAATAATTAAGTATTTATCATACTTCCTTTGCAATTCACGAAGTTCTTCTTGAGCTTTATCAAAAGTTAAGTCTTCGTCCGGTTCTTCGTACTCATCAACTGCAAAGTCACCCCAACTAACACCTACATTTCGAGCACTTGGAACATTTTTAACGTCATCTTCCGCTTGCTGCAGTAATTCACGCTGCAATTCTTCAGATGGATCAAAATCTTCATGCTGTCTAGCTCGAAACTCTCTTTTATTGGCCACCCTCCCAGTGGCAAAACTACTACTATTAGTTTTAATTTTAGGAACGTACTTTTTCTTACCTACAAGTTTCCCAACCTTGCTAAATGGTATTTCTGCAATAGGTACATCTATAAGACCGGAAGAATACAGATCTTTCAAATCTGACATTATATTCTCAGCACCAACAGTAGGGGATAACATTTCCGGTACATCTGTAATATACTGCAAATACTTTGGATCTTTAAGAGCCTGTAATCCATAAGCATAAAAAACAATAGTTTGACGAGGTGATAACGGTTGTGGATAATTAGATATAAGGGATTCTAACTGATGTGTAGAAACTATATCAGTTGTCACATCTGGTTTGAACATCTTTGCGCCTTGTTGAGCCAAAAATAAAAATAATTGTGAAGACAGTTCATAAAAATGGTGGTTAGCCGAATAACCACTCAAATTCAAACCATAAATTCGCTCCATCAAGTTAGATATCTGTTTCTTACTTTCAACAGTTCTTGATGGTAGACACAAACTAACCCAACATTTATCCATATCCAGTGGATAAGGAGTGTAAGCTTCTATATACTGGTTGTACATAATCTTATAACCGAGAAATGGAATATCAAGATCATATGGTCCATCAGGACCAACCACTAAAGGATCTGCTTCTTGACACACCATCGTCTCGGGTTTAATAATGCAACCAGTCGTGGAGAGAACTAATTCAGGTATAACATCTAAATGTTGCTTAAAGTGTTTTATAAAAACCTCTTTATTAGCACTCTCTTTATACCGCTTATTTATTGCAACAATATGTTGATTCACATGGTAACCAATATGACCACTTTGATTCATATCTATCTGTGTAGTAGCTATCAAACCTGAATTCTCACCATATCGCTTTTGAACAACCACAGAGCCATGTATCAATACAGGAATATTAGTAGAATGATACGCAAGTAACTTACTAACATTTCTGTAACACACAGATGGTTTATTTTTAAAAGCTGAAATATGATTGTCAATTTCACACTTAGAACTCTCACTATTAATAGTTGAATCCATAGCTTTAATATCGGGACCATACAAATACACATGACCATTCGGATCAGCAAAAACCCACAATTGGTCATCACCAAAAGTGATAAAGCGGAAAATAAATGACTTCATTGTTACAGCTGTTTTAGCAACTCTCTCAATCCAAGCCATAATTTTACCCGCTCCACCACCACTCCAACAAAAAGTATACGCACTAGCACTCCAACGATCTTCAGATAAAGCTGAGTCATCAAATAAAACATTTTGTTGTCTCATATAATAACTAACCCACTTGAACAATAATTTAAGTGCCAGTGGTGCTACAAAATAAGGGCGAGCCTTATTCTCCCACTCACTCCTTTTAACTCTTTCAAACTTTCGTTTTAATAAATATGTAAACTCAATAGGATGGTTAACCATATAGTCCAATAAATTACCCTTCAATTTACCGTCAAAAGCCCGAACATCAGAAAATAAAGGAATATATTTTTCTGCTAATTCAATAGCTGCCTTCATAACTTCAGTATCCCCACTTTTCGCATTATTTCTATATGCCATAGCAGGAAGTCCAGCGTCAGATGCTTTAACTATATCAAAAATATCAGCATTATTCCAATCTGGTGTTTCGATCTTTTCTTCAATAATTTTCCTTGGGAAAATATAATTTATAAACTGCTTAATAACATCTGTATACTTGTACCCCGGCTCCTTTATAGGTAATGTATTATACATTCTATTAAGGGCGGACATAATAGTACCATTAGTACAAACATGACTATCTACAAGATCAAATATCCTTTCAGACTCAGTATCCATATTTAATTCTTTAAAGTACATTCTAATTTTATTACAAGCTATCTTAGTTACGCCTACAACTTGCATAGCATAAGTCAATTTAACCAATTTACCTGCTTCGGTATCCTTCAATTTCAATCGAAGAGATGGAATAAACCTAAAAGCTGCAATTTTAGCACATATATTCTTCACAGCTTCATCAGACACTCCAGCCGATAGGGGAGGGGGTAAGGGATCACGTAATATTTCATCACTCTTACTCTCTCCACCACCAGCAAGAATTTTAGCTATAGAAGATTTTGCGATTGATGATTGTTGATTACTCATAATGCTAGTTGTATAATAACTTGTAGTTGGAGGGAGGAATCTTCTGGAACGCCAGAACGTCTACATACAGTGTAGCCTGGGCGTGTTTCACACGCTGACCTCTATTGTTTGACCTAACAATAAAGGAATGAGAAAACATACTGCACACGTATATGCCACCAATATCGGAGAGACATCTTACAAGCACTCAATTTTCGTACGGGATCGTCTAAGCCAGTACGGTCTGTAACTAATATTATTGTTTATTAGTATATAAACCTCTCAATTGACTAAAAGGAGGAGGGGGTAGGTTAACACGAGGTAAACTAAGTGATTTCTCCTCCTGTTCATCATATTCTATAACACAGTCTTTTTCCATTAGTAACTTTTCTAATTTAGTTATTTTTGCAGACAATTCATCCATTCTGGTTACTCCAAGAAAACCAATTGATGGAGTAGGATTAGCTGGAAACACCCGCAAATCAAAATCAAATGCAGCCCCAGTTGCAACAGTAACAGTACCAAAAGTTAAGGTTACACTATTTGCTGGTGTAGTACTAGAATTTACAATGTAAGTTCCAGTTAATGAAGTTGTAACTGTACCATTACCAGCTTGAATCAAATTAGACCCAGCACCCGGTAAATGGGCAGGAAAATTTTGTGCTAAATTAGTACAACCACTAGCTGAAACCGAAATAGAAATAGTAATATTTTGGGAACTAACTAGTAGTAGATTAAAAGTAAAACACTCACCTGCCTGTAATACCAATGCGGAGAGTAGTATGTGATTCAATAGAAACACTGGCATAAGTTTGAGTTGAATCTGAACAAACTTGGGGTAATAAACCAAATGGTCCACTTCCGGACGCACAACCATTAGTTCCTAAAGGTCCTGAGGTGGCATGAAATAAACCACCCCTATTACATAGTGATTGATATCGAGGCTTTGACAACTTGCAATGGTAAGTCACCCAGAGTTCTCCTATATTACCAGATGAACCCTGGCAACCAACTACCGCCATTTGAAACCTACCGAGATCACTAAGATTATTAATTAAACTATTTTCAACATTAAAAGTTACTGATTGTGTGTCTTGAGAACCTGCAAAATTTCGCAAACCTGCTTGTGTATACCGAGCATTCAAAATATCTTGCTTAGGATTACACTCAACAGGATGCAACATATCTTTATTTGGAGCGCATGACACAGAAAATTCATAACTCTCCATTTCTTGTTTACTAACGAAATTTGGTCGTGATAAATCATACTCCGTAGCCATAATAACTGTTCCCAAAGCAGTATTCGTACCATTTACTACTTCACCAGAACGCTCACGATATGCGAATACCAAACCTAAAAACTCATACTGCTCAAAGGTTGAAGCAACAGCGGACAATACGGGGAAAAGGGAGAAATTGGAAGGATTAACAACATATGAATACAAATTAAAATTCAAAGAAGCTTGTATATCTGATACAAATTCACGGTGTGTGACTATAACAGAACCATCGGCTAAATGTTGAAACGTAGGAACATCAGAGGAACTTTTCATAAATGAATTATTTTTAACTTTATAATCACCCATCCCAGTGATTGTAGCCAAAAAGTCACCAGCTTTTTCTCCAAATGAAGGAGAACCAAATATACCTCCAGCTACGCTACCAACGCCACGCATTATTTTTCTACCAAGCCCCATTTCTTTAACTTCCTTAACCTCCTTTTTAACCTTCTGCTCAACTTTCTTGAGCTTTTTAATATTCTTATTTTGTTTTCGGGAACTCATTGTATAATTTATTATTTATCTTGGTTGAGAGGAATTTTCAGCCTACCCGACTGAAGGTGAGAAATTCAAATTTAGTTCTTTTACTAAACTTGAG